ACACCTGCACTGTCACCCAATTTTGCTTTAAAGATAGGTGTATTAAATTCATCATTGAATATACTCTTTCTAACATGTTCAATACCTTGAGTGTATAATATATCATTATTGCTGATTCCACCACCAATTACAATACAATCTGGGTCTAACACTTGAACTAAATTAGAAACAGCTAATCCAAAATGTTCTAAAAAGGATTCTTGTATGTCTGGGGTTTGTAGATATTCTTTTGTAGTTAGTTTTTTATTTGTAAGAATGTATGCCCATTTATCAATTCCTGACCCACTTAACCAAGTTTCTACACATCCAATTCTTCCACAACGACAAGTTATATTGTTACTAGTATCTAGTGTTGTATGTCCCCATTCAGAACTTATATTATGAAATCCTTTATGTAATACATTATTAATTACAATTCCTCCACCTACCCCTGTACCCAATATCATTCCAAATACAGTATTAAATCCATAACCCGCACCCATCAGTGATTCTGCTAAAGCAAAACATTGACTATCATTTGCAACTTTTATCTTACGATTTAATTTAATTTCTAATATACCTACAAAATCAGTATCATTTAAAAATTCTATGCTGGAATTTTTCATTAAACCAGTTCTATTGCTTATAGAACCCGGCATACATATTCCTAATGTATGATCTTTTTTATTAGTATAAGATAATGCTTTATTATAAAGAAATTCTATTTCTTCGTATACAGAATATGTAGGAAGACGTTCTCTAAATAATACTTCATTAGTGGGTGATAAAACACAACATTCAATTTTTGTTTTACCAATATCAACACCAATCTTATTCATAATTGTAATGTTTTCCAAATATATTTCTTCTCTAAGTAATCCTGAAACTTTATTGCTTCATCTTCTCTATTAAATGCTACACCTTTAATATCGTACATATCTTCTAGGTATCTGGCATATTCACCATTAACATCTTGTGCCCATGTAGTTGAATTAATCCACATAACGTCTATCTCCCCACCACTTAATACACCGGCCATTATTGCTATACCAACTTCATCACTACCGATATCAGCAAACAACACAGCTAATAGTCTTTTTTTTGTATCAAAGTGTTTAATATTTTGCCATTTAGGCCATGATACTAAAAATTTATTATTTTGTACAGGGGTTATGGGAAATAAGTTACTCATTGAAATTTTAATAAAAATATTAGATACTTCTTTTCGTCAACAATTTCATAACCATCTGTTATGTTACCATTAACTATGTTCATCTTTAAGCCATATTGTCCAGTAAGGTAATCTTCAAAATCGTATGCGTCAAATTCTTTGTTCTGTTCTATATATTCTTTACGCACTTTCTTTAATGCTTCCCAATAATTCCAGCGATTTCTACGTTGGTCTATATTTGGATCATCGTCATCATAATCTTGTATTTGAGGTATTGTTGCCATCAACTCCACCTCAACGTAAACATAATATAATCTCTCTCATATCTAAATTTAAAGCTTAGTAAAGTCGTAGCAGTAATACACCATCTACAATGTCTTTTGAATTTGCCTATATTAGCTTGCACCCAATCAATAATTTCATTGTATTTTTCAATATGTTCTACTTTAACTGAACATTCATACCATCCGGGTTGAGTATGTTCCCATCCACGTTGATAGTCATAATGTTCATTTACTATAGCCATCTTAGTGCGAAATAACTGGCGTTGGTATCATTGTAAAAGGTAAATCTTGCATGTCGTTTTACAATAGGGTCATGACTAAAGTTGTCATACTTCTCTTGGTAGTAAGCATAATCAAAATCAACTCCTTGAACATAACCCATTGTCCTTAACTCCTGTCCTATTTCCATAGTTCTTTTGGCAGTAATGTATAGTATAACGTCAGCCACAAGTCAACTCAAAAATAATAGCATCACGTTCATCCTTAAAATAGAAATCCATGTAGTCTTCGGTCACATGTGTTTCAAACTTATCGCCTGGTAAGCCAAACTTTTCCACAACCCTTGCACAAAGTTCATTCCATATAGGATGTTTGTGATTTGTTTGCCATAATATACGAACTCTAGTACCCTCCGGCATACAATAATTCCTTAACTTGTTTAACATTTGCAGGATCACGATTAAACTTAATAGCCCATTGTTCTGGATTGATATAATCCATAATCATCTTTTGTTGGTCATCACGTAAAGTACTTAAAAACTGTACACCACTATCACTTTGATATAACATCCAGGGACTAATTCGTCCTCTAGCAATCTCATAACATATATTGTTTGGATTACCATAACGTAAATAATCTCTGCTTTGAATCTTCTCAGCTTCTGCTTTTTCTATTGTTATTTCAATACTACGATGTATCGCATCCAGCGGATCTTCAATACGCAAATATTCACATAAGAATTTTGTGTAATTACTATCTTGGCGCCAGTTGTCAATACGTATTGAATTCTTCAATAACCAATCACTGAATCTACTTACATTGATGCATTTAATCTCTACACAATATAGACCAAACTTAATGAACGCAAGATAGTACGGATTCTTAATGAATTCTTCATATGTACGATTCTTTGTGCCAGCAGTATTCTTCTTATAAAATTGTAACCAAGCTTGAAAACCCACACGATTACCTTGGCGGTCACGCTCTAACCATCTACGTTTGGGTTCACATATGTGTTTAAGTACAGTACTTTCACGTTGGAACGTAGCTTTACAAAACTCACATCCATACAGTGATTTAGTTTCCTCGGTCTTTTTCATATTGCTTAATTTCTTCTTCAGTCACTAATTGACTAAGAATTTCTATATCAGATTGTTTTAAGTTAGGATATGTTTCTGCCAAATAACATTTGCGTTTATGTTCCTGTACAAATGCTTTAGCTATTTCATCAATATCATCACTATTTACCTTAGGATAGATTTTAGTATAATATTCTTTGATATCTTTTATTTTTGCAGGTTCTTTTAATGATGTTACTTTACTACCTAGATGGGGAATCCATTGATGAAATTGTTTACCTAATCCAGGACTACTAGCACATAACATATACCATTGCAATTTAGGATGCTTCTGTACATACTCATTGAATAGATGTTTGTTGGCATGGTAGTCTACACTACGCAGATAATAACCTTGAACATCTCCCGAGCCTTTGATAGCACTCATCCAATGTGTCATCATATAGGGAACAAACTTCTTTTGTTGTTCTTCGGTTAACCTATCATAATACTCATAGTCTTTTTTGTCCATAGCCAATAATGCATCAAACAAGTTAAAGTCTTGTGCTTCAAACTTTTCATCAACAGGAGTACTTTTTTTAGTTGCCATTATTTCTTCTACGTTTTGACTCCAATGAACTAACTTGAACAAATTCCCAGTCTATCATCGGAACATTATTAATAATCATATCATTTTTCATTTGATTAAACAAGTCTTGTGGTACCCGTTTACTATTTCCTAACTTATCAGTAACCGTAACCTTACCAGATGACGCTTTACTCCATACTTCTCCGCCTTTATTTTCTGATTTTTTTCCTATTTCTCTGCGTTGTTCTGTAGTAAGTTTGCCTAGACTATTTTTATACTTTTCTTGTCGTTGTTCTTTTGATAATAACTTGAAAGTTTTTTCATAAGATCGTTTACCAGAGTCAATCATTTTTTGTTTAGTTTCTGGTGTTCTTTTAGAAACAGCATCTTTTAATTTTTGTACTGTTTTTTCTGAAGATTTTTTTCCCTTGTTCCAAGGCACAGGCGTTGTCTTGCCACCTCCGCCGTTTTCTTCCATTAAGTTTGCCCATTCATCACTTTCTATTACATTCCAAAGTTTACTAAAATGAACTCCCCACTCTTTAACTTCTTCTTTGGTATTACATTCTTTAATCACCTCAGTTAAATGTTCATATCCATGTTTTCTAAGATGTAGTCTCCAATATTTTCCTGAACCCAAATATTTATATGGATCGGATTTTGTAGTTTGACAAAGATATTTCAAGCCGGTAATAGAATGTGTTTTTACACACAAATAGTAAATAATCATGCTGGTGCTCCTATATAGCATTAGAGTAGTTGGGGTTCCTACGCCCGCGAACTACACTAATATTTATATATCAGAAAGCCATTGAATAATCTACTATTTCACAGTTACGACTAATCTCTTTTACAAAATATACACATCTTGGCTTAGGTCCATCATCTAATGGCACACATAAGAATTGGCCATTCTTTAATCTAGGTGCAAACCATGTTACATCGTGGTAAATGTCTACAATCTCAATTGGAACAAAGCTTGGGCTAAAACTAGTTAAAGGATTGAACTCAAATGCATTGAAGCCTCTATCATTGATACTTGTTAGTGGCAATGTCTCTAAGTCTCCGTGTTCTTGTTCACCGATTAGTATTTGCCAATCTACCGGCATCTTAATTGTACTGTTGCCAATCTTTAATACAAGTGCAGGACTGTTAAATGATTCCAAAAAGATTAATGGGATATAATGATAATCCACGTTGCTTGGGTTGCTATTATCTAATATAGCAAAGCGAAGGTCATCAATCTCTTCGGGTAGTGTTTCCAAGTTGTAAAACTGGTTATCTAAGGTTAAAATTCTCATGTTGTTATTCTATCACATTCTTATCTGTAAGTCAACTTTTCTACATCAAACGGGTAGTTTGCTTCACGATAAAAAGTTTTACGTTGGGTTAAATGTCGTTTGGCAAATTTACAACTACTTGTTATATCGTAGATTTGTACGTGGTCTTTATCTTCTGCTTTTCTAATCCCACGCCCAATACTTTGGATAACACGGACGAATGATTTTCCAGGTTCAATGAGAACCAGATTAAAAATACGAGGTATGTTGATACCAACAGCAGCCACACCATATGTTGCCACAATAATTTTATTACTTGCGGTTGCAACTTCATCATATTCTTCCTTACGTTCATTCATATTAGTAGCACCGCTAACAAATACACTTCCGGGTAATCTGCTAACAATCTCTTTTCCTGCATTAACCCTATCAACCAAAATTAATGTGTTACCTGTATCATTTATACCACTAATTAGACTAGCTATCTTATCTAATCTTTCACTATCTTCTAACAAGTGTTTTAATTCGCTTTGGTAGTTGGTAAACTCCTTACCATCTTGTAATTGCATAATGTTAACATAACAACGTGCTAATACACCTTGATCCTGCAATTCACTTGCTGATAATTTACCAATGACATTGCCCAAACTTACACTGATACTTTGTGCTTCAAACTTAGCTTTAGGAATAGTGCCTGTTAATCCCCAACGAATGGGAACTTTAGCAAACACACCAGTAAGTAATGTTTTTAGTGCATCAGCTTTTGCCATATGTACTTCATCAACCATTACACAAACGACACCTTCAATAAAGTCCCCTATCTCCACTTCTGCTTCACCGGCTTTAGTTTTCTTAAGCATGTTATTAAGACTTTGCCAAGTACAGATAGTATGTGTTTTGTTGTATTCTTTACGATCTCCAAAATATACACCAACATCTAATCCTAGATTAATGTAATCAGCTTCTGTTTGTGTTACTAGACTTTTGTTTGGGAC